TAGAAGGATCACCGTATGCTACGGGTATCTGCTTGAGTGCGCCGTCGCCGTTCTCCCAATAAAAGTTACTTAACATTCGAGTAACTTGTAGTAAGTACCTTCTAATTTGATTATCGTAAAAATGCTGTGCCATTATATCTCTCAGTCTGCCTGCGGTCTAAGCGCTTTACTTAGACTCTGACGTTCTTCAACTGTGTCGCCTGCGATAACATCTGTATTTGTGTTATTAACAAACGATCCAAGTTGTGTGGTTTTATTGTTAGTATTAGACAGTGTAACTCTTACGCTATCTTCCATCATTTCCCATCGATCAGTAGTAAATCTAAATAAACGCTGCGGCATGTAATCAGTTCTTAACCAATAGTCGCCATCGTCTGCGTTTGTAGGAAAGTATATGCCAGTGCCGAATGGCGAACCGTTTGGCGGAATACCGTCACCAAGTAAATAACCCTTGTAACCAGACTTTACAGGACGACGCATCTCGTCGAGTATAACGTCGTTGTCTGAATCAAGTAATTCAATGTTACCGTTGCCGTCTGTTTGTACTGTAAAAAAGTGCGCAGTATTATAACCGCTTAGGGCAGCGTTTAGCTCTGCTTCTTCAACAATAGCATTGTTAATTACAATTTCTGTATCGTAAACAGAGTTACCGTCGCCAACTGTAGTACAATCGTCGTTTTCGATAGCTAAGATATCTTTATATTCTTGGCTATCTGTAATTCTCTTTAGCTTGAGTCTGTACAAGTGCGGATACCAAGTTTGTGTAAAACCCTGCGACGCTCTTGTAACATCTTCAACAACGTAATATTTTTTAAGAGCATAATTAGAATCGTTTAACGCATACTCGTCACGCAGCGCAGGTAATTCAATTACGTCACCGTTGATGATTTTTCTATCTAATGTTTTAACCGTACTGCGAATATGTACAGTTAACAACAGTGTGTCGTTAGTAAGGAACATGCCAAACTGACTTAGATCAAAATCTAAGTCACTAACGTTGTATACACATCGAATAGCGTAAACATCTTTATCGTAGCGCCTGTCTCGATTTTCTAAGAACAACATGTCTTGAATAGACGTCGGAGTAAGCTCCGTGTCGCCGTTTTCTATTTGTTCGTCAGTAAGCTCGGTGCCTAAAAGTTTATGCAGATGCATGTCAACACCGCCGACGCTAAACATTTCAAAGATTTGTTTATCTAAGAATTCGTAGTCAGGACCTTTTTCAGGTTTGTATAATGATAGACGAGGAATTGGCTCTCTCCTTTATACTGTATTTATTATTGTATAAATACATTGGAGACACACTAATGGCTGTTACTACAAGACAAGAGATATATGATTACGTTCACACCTTATTAGGTGGCGGAATGATTGACATTGAGTTAGATCCTATTCATTACGAAACTGCTTTGAATAAAGCATTTAGTAAGTTTAGACAACGGTCTGACAACAGTGTTGAAGAAGCCTATCACTTTATGCCAACAGTGCAGGATCAGAATGAGTACATACTGCCTAATGAAATTATCGAAGTGCGTCAAATCTTTAGACGCAGTATTGGATCAAGAAGCGGTGGCGGAGACGGTGGATCAATGTTTGAGCCGTTTAATATGGCGTATACAAATACATACCTAATGAGCGGTTCAAACATGGGCGGCTTAGCAACTTACAATTTCTTTACTCAGTACCAAGAACTTGTTGGTCGTATGTTTGGTAGCTTTATTGAGTTTAAATGGAACTCTACTACTAAGAAGCTGACAATACTACAGCGTCCTAGGACACAAGAAAAACTGTTGCTGATGTGCTACAATTATCGTCCAGACGAAGAACTGTTAGCAGACTATCTAGCACAGCAATGGATCAAAGACTATGCTGTAGCTGCTTCAAAGTACATGCTCGGCGAAGCAAGAGAAAAGTTTGCTACTATTGCCGGACCGCAAGGCGGCACAAGTCTTAATGGTAGTCAGCTAAAAGCAGAAGCAACTGCTGATATGGAAAAGCTTGAGAAGGAAGTTTCTACACAAGTAACCGGCGGATACGGTTACGGCTTTACTATTGGTTGACAAATAGTTATAATTTGTTAAAATAAAATATGACGTATATTGCTCTTGATAAAAATAATCGTATGCTCCGTGTTGGTTTTGGAAAAAACAAAGGCCGCTGGTTTGTTAGAATTGATTTATGGTTTTTTGGATTAAGATGTTGACTTTTACATTTCGATATAGTATATTATAAGTATGAGCAAACTAAAATTATTAGTAATTGGGCACGGCAGGCATGGCAAAGACACTGTCTGCGAAATGTTAAGAGATGAATACGATTATAATTTCATTTCATCAAGTCAGTTTTGTGCTGATCATTTTATATACAACGATCTAAAAGACAAATACGGGTATACCACAGCCGAAGAGTGTTATGCGGATAGACATAACAGGCGTGCTGAATGGTATGATATGATCTCAGATTATAACTTCGAAGACCCGGGGCTACTTGGTTCTGAAATCTTTAAACAATACGATATCTACTGCGGTCTTCGAAATATTCGAGAGTGGCGCAAAATGAAAGCTGACAATACCTATGATTTTTGTATCTGGGTAGATCGATCAGCACACTTGCCTCCTGAAGATGCGTCATCTATGAGCTTAACTAAAGATTGTGCTGACTACGTATTAGATAATAATAGCTCAATTGACGAGTTACATGTTAAGCTTAAACAATTGATAGACAGCATAAAACCATGATGATTTAAAAGTTTTTCTCTCCAAAAGTATAAATACAGTATACCCACTTAGGAGAGGAAAAACATGGCAGGATTAGTTTCACCAGGCGTACAGGTCCAAGTAATAGACGAAAGTTTTTACACCCCGGCCGAACCTGGCACCATTCCAATGATATTCGTTGCGACTCGTGAAAACAAAGCAAACGCAGCTGGAACAGGTATTGCGCAAGGCACTACAGCAGCTAACGCTGGCAAAGCATACTTAATTAGTTCTCAGAGAGAATTAGCTGATTTCTTCGGTGATCCAATTTTTGAAACCGACGAAAACAATAACGCAATTCATGCTGGTGAGCTTAATGAGTACGGACTACAAGCAGCATACTCTTACTTAGGCGTGAGCAACCGTGCTTATGTAGTAAGAGCTGATGTTGACATGGCTGAGCTAGCACCAACTGAAGAAGCACCTGATGCGTTTCCACCAAATAACACTGCTTGGTTAGATGTTGAAGATACATTGTTCGGTATACAACAATGGAATGGCGCAGCTAAGACCATCGAAAACGGTCAAACATTTGGCAACAAAGTTCCACTAAACATTTACAAGCAAGCTCAAGTTGTTGACTTTGACGGAGCTGACTACACACCAAAAGGTTCCATCGGCGCTATTGGTTCTTATGCTGTTGTTACATTAACAAACGTTGTAAGATACTGGTACAAGAACACAAGCGGTACGTGGGTTGAAGTTGGTACTAACGCTTGGCAAGCAAGCTGGCCTGCGATTAAGTCTAGTTCTGCTAACCCAGCATTAGTTGCTGGCGCAGCTAACATTGAGATTAACGGTACAGTTTTAGCAGTTGATCAAGAATCAGTAACACAGATTGCTAGTAACATTAATACACTTGCTATCCAAGGTGTTACAGCAGCAAACGTTGATGGGTACTTAGAGATTTACAGCGACGGCACTGCTAGTGGCGCAGACGACAGCACACTAGCTGGTCCTATTGTACTCGGCGGTGACGCTACTAAGCTTACCCAGATGGGGCTAACTGCTGGTACTTACTACCCACCGGCACTTCAAGTTTCTAGACACACTAGTGTTCCTGAGTTTAAGTCCACAGACACATACGCACGCCCGACTGGTAGTGTATGGCTAAAGACTTCAACTCCAAACACAGGTATGAATGTTTCCTTAAAGTTCTGGAATGGTTCTACACTAATTTGGGACAAGCAAGAGACCCTAGCATACAATAACAACGCAGAAATTATTAAAGCACTTGATCCTACAGGCGGCGGCGCAAACATTGCTATAGGCGTAAACTACGCTAAGGTAAACGTTGATGCTGTTACTCCAGCAGTAGCAAACTTTAAGATTTATCAAAGAGTTGTTTCTGGCGCTACTGTTATTACTACAGATGCTATTAGCGCTACTAACCCAGGTGCAGGCACTTTTGGCTTTACTTTAACTGCTACAGTTAAGAACAGCGAAACTTACCAAACACCTGCTAGTATTAGCGTTACTACTACTGGTAGCAAAAGTGCTGATGCTGATGTAATTGCTAATGCTATTAACGCAGCGAACATCACTAATGTAAGTGCTGAAGTAACTGATCTATTCCAGATTAAAATTACACATGCGCTTGGTGGTGAAATTAAGTTTGTTGATACAGACGGTATGCTAACAACAATTGGTTTCTTACCATACGACGCTACTAACCCAGTAAGCATGGCAAACCTAGACTATGTTGACGGTACTAGCGCTTCTACAAGCCCTAAGCAGTACCAAGCTACTAACTGGCGCTCACTAACATACACTGCGTCTGTTGATGCTCCAAACGCTATAGCGACACAAGGGCAGAGATGGTTTAGTAATGTTATTGACGAAGTTGACATTATGTACCACGACGGTGCTAACTGGAGAGGTTACAGTAACGTGTTTACTAGCGCCGATCCAAATGGTCCGCAAGTAAGATTCTCCATGCCTGAAACACAGAGCGATGGTAGCGCACTTGCAGACGGTGACATTTGGGTTAGCACAGCAGACCTTGACAACTACCCACTAATTTATGTTTACGACAGTACAATTCCTGGACCACTTGAAGCTAAGTGGGGCACTCCAAGAGATATTACTGATCAAAGCACTGAAGACGGTGTACTATTTGACGATGCTCGTTACGGTACAACCGGCGGTACAGCGACAGTTGCACCAAGCGGTACTATTAAAGAACTGCTTGCGTCCGACTTCCTAGACCCAGATGCTCCAGATCCAGCACTATACCCTAAGGGAATGCTACTATGGAACTTACGTCGAAGCGGTTACAACGTTAGAAGATTCGAAATGAACTACATCGATCTTAACGACGATAACGATCGTTTCAGCAGCGAAGATATGGAAAACTACTACCCACACCGTTGGGTTACTGACAGCGCTAACAAAGAAAACGGCGCTGGCAACTTTGGTCGCTTCGCACAGCGTAAGGTAATTGTTACTGGTCTGCAAGCAGCAGTTAACAATAACGATGCTATTAGAGACAACGAAAGCTTAGACTTTAACCTCTTAGCAGCGCCTGGTTACGCAGAACTAAACAACGAGCTTATTACTCTAAACTTTGACAGAGATCTAACAGCGTTTATCGTTGCTGATACTCCGTTTAGATTAAAGCCAGATACACCTTCACTACAAGGTTACGCACTTAACAGTGCTAACTCACCGCAAGACGATGAGTTTGGTATTGTAAGCAGAGACGAATACATGGGTGTTTACTACCCAAGTGGATTCTCCAGTGATAACTTTGGTAACGATGTAGTTGTACCGCCAAGCCACATGATGCTACGTACTATCGCACTTAGCGACCAAGTATCGTTCCCATGGTTTGCTCCGGCTGGTACACGTAGAGGCGGTATTACTAATGCTAGCTCTACAGGTTACATTAATAACGAAGGTGAATTTGTTGCTACAACGCTTAACAATGGTCAAAGAGACACACTATACGAAAACGCAATTAACCCAATTACGTTTATTAGTGGCTCTGGACTAGTTGCGTTTGGTCAAAAGACACGTTCGAGAAATGCTAGTGCGTTGGATCGTATTAACGTTGCTAGACTAGTAATTTACATGAGAAAGCAATTAAAGAAACTATCTAAGCCATACCTATTCGAGCCAAACGATAAGATCACAAGAGACGAAATTAAAGCGGCTACTGAGAGCTTATTGTTAGAACTAGTAGGTAACAGAGCACTTTACGATTTCCTAGTTGTGTGTGATGAGACCAACAACACACCGTCTAGAATTGATCGTAACGAGCTATACATTGATATTGCAATTGAACCAGTTAAGGCAATTGAATTTATTTACATTCCATTGCGCATTAAGAACACTGGTGAGATAGCAAATCTATAAAACGGCTAAATATAGTTATAATGAGGAGCAATTAATATGCCAGTAGGTACACTTAGTAAAATGACAGTGCCGCTTTCGAATAATCAAAGCGCAAATAACCAGGCACTGTTGATGCCAAAGTTACAGTACCGATTCCGAGTTTCATTTATTAACTTCGGAATCAGTACTCCTACTACTGAACTTACAAAGCAGGTTATTGACGTAACCCGCCCGTCCGTGAACTTTGAGCAAATTACACTTGATACTTACAACAGTAAAGTGTACCTAGCTGGTAAGCACGAATGGCAGAATATTAGCATTAACTTACGTGAAGATGTTAATAACAACGTTCAGTTATTAGTAGGCGAACAGCTTCAGAAGCAGTTCGACTTTTACGAGCAAGCAAGCGCTGCGTCTGGTTTAGATTACAAGTTTGCCGCTAAGATTGAGATACTCGACGGCGGTAACGGTATTCATGAGCCAGTAGTGCTTGAAACGTTTGACTTAGTTGGCTGTTACTTAACCAGCGCTAACTACAACCAGTTAAGCTATTCAACATCAGATGCGATGACAATTAGCTTAGACATACGGTACGACAACGCTATTCAGTCACCGCAAGGTGCAGGCATTGGTGCTGCTGTAGAAAGAACAACCGGTACTCTAAGTACTGGTGTTGGCACAAACTAACAGTAATTAACTTTTTAATAGAAGGGGGTTTTATACCCCCTTTTTTTATGGATAAATATTAACATGGGATATAAGTTTTCACCTTACTTAAAAACTAACGATAGCTACTACGGTCCTAAAGGTAACTTAGGTGCGTACGATCACGGCAGCCGTTTGTTTGTAGATAACAACATGGAATTAGCACCTAAGGTTGCTTTTCTATACCATGTTAACTTTGTATTAAATTCAGCAGCTAAATCATTCCTGCCAGGATTTATGTCAGCAAGCGGTCTTGGGTTAAATGAAATTGGATTGCTAGCAAAAACTGCTTCGCTTCCTAAGTTTACTCCGCAAGTAGAAACACTAAACAGATATAATCAAAAGAAAAACATACAAACAAAGATTTCGTATGATCCAGTTACTATATCATTACACGACGACAAGAAAAGCTTAACTTCGGGGCTTCTACAAGCATACTATAAGTATTACTTTGTTGACGGTAACTACAAAACACGTCCTAGCGGATATAATCCAGACAATACATATGCGTCGGGCCTAGCACGCTACGGTCTTGATTCAAAAATACAGTCTAAGCATTTCTTTAGAGAAATACATATTAGTCAAATGTCAAGAGGTTTATATACTCGTTACACTTTAGTAAATCCTTTACTAACTAAGTTTGACCACGATGATCTTGACTATGCCGACGGTAGTAAAGCTCTTGCTAATAATATTACAATTCATTATGAATCAGTATATGTTGAAACAGGGAATGTAAACGAAAATCAAGGTAGTCCAGACGGGTTTGCTCAAGTACACTATGATCATCAGCCTAGTAGTTTAAGCTATACTCAAATTGAAAAAGATTTTCAAAGTGTTGACTCAGGCAATCAGTTTGATTTAGACGACAGTCGTCAGAAGCAAAGCCGGTTTGAAAATAACTTCTTCAACAAGCAGTTACAGACTCAGCAACGTCAACAGCAAAGTAATGTTACGTTTAACTCTTTGCGTCGCAACGGCTTTAATAGTACAGACTTTAAAAATAAACAACCTTCAACTATAGGTGGTTTAGATGACTTAGTGTTTCCAAAACAGGATTCGCAACAAAACGAAACAATTAATCTTACGAATAAAACTAAACAAATTGTTTCTTTATCTAAAAATGAAATTAGACAAAACCCAGCAGCGCTTGAAAGTGCTCGCAAAACATTACATAGACAAAACTATCAAGCAGCAGGAGGCACTGGCGGATTAGCTGATGCAGATGCTGATTTTGAATCACAGAAAACTAATTCTGTGTTTCTAAATAGTTTAGATACTCAATTAGGATTATAAATGACTATTAACAGTAGCTTACCAGTAGATAATAAAAAGTCTACTCGTTCGAATGATAGAACTGTAAATCAATTCTTTAATACTTATTTTTCAAAAAAATTAGAGTTTGCTTCTAATGAAGTAATCGCAGTGCGAGGTTTCTTTGAAAGAAAAGGGTTTAGCAAAACAGCAGCTGACGCAATTAGTATTGTGTTGTTACAGCAGGCAAAAATTGATGGCGTAAAAGTCTTTGAACTTATTGATACAATGAAGAAGTATGAAACTAATCAACTTTCGGAACTTGTAACTGAAATACTAAACCACAATCGCCTTAACACAAGTGTACTTGGTATTAAAAAAGAAAATACACAAACTACAATTGAAAATAGAAATATACATTTATAATGGCTAACAAGTGGGCAAAAGGTAAATTTATACCAAAGAATCCCCAGAAGTATATGGGCAACAAAGCACCTACATACCGTAGTAGTTGGGAATTTGTGTTCATGAAGTTTTGTGACGAAAACGCACACATCACAGAATGGGCAAGTGAGCCTATGCGTATACCTTATATCAACCCTATTAAGCAAAGCAAAACGACCTACTTGCCTGACTTTTTAATTGCTTATAAAGATAAATCAGGAAACCGTATTGTAGAGCTAATAGAAATTAAACCTAAAAAACAGATATTAGGCGAAGCAAGATCCGAGCGTGATAAGATACAAGCTATTATAAATCAAGCAAAGTGGCAAGCAGCTGAAGCATTCTGTGCTCAAAAAGGTATTAAGTTTCGTGTAGTAACTGAAGACGATATATTCCACCAGGGCTCACGTCGTAAATAAATAGTAGTATATAATAGGAACTACTATGACTAAAAAACTTGAATCATTATTTGAATTACCTGAGAATCAAGAAGTAATTGAAGAACAACAGGAAAGTCGAGCCAAAGACGTTGCCGACGAACAATATAAAAAGAAATTAGTTAAAGTTGAAGAAACTGAAGATATCTCTGCGCAAGTAGATAAGATATCAAGTGCGCTACCAAGAGTATCAGGCCTTGGCGCTAAAGCAGATCAAGAGCTAGATGATATTGCAGACAAAGCTATGAGCAGTTACGAAGACCTTATGGACCTCGGTATGAATGCTGAGCTACGATATAGCGGTCGTATCTTCGAAGTAGCAGGCGGATTATTGAAAACAAGCCTCGATGCTAAAGTAGCTAAAATGGACAAGAAGCTAAAAATGCTCGATGCTCAGATTAAAAAGCAAAAGCTAGATCAAGGCAACGTTGAATCTAGCGATACTATCAACGGAGATGACTTAGTTATTGATCGTAATGCGCTACTTGGCAAACTTAAAGATATAGATAAATAGTTTATAGGAGCCTACGATGAAAAACTTTTCTGATTTTTTAACAGAGTCTACTAAGACTTATAAATTTATTGTACGTGTAGCCGGTGAGCTACCTGAAGGATTTAAAGATAGCCTCGAGCGTAGCTTAGATAAGTTCAAGCTATTAAATCTTTCCGCTGTCAAAACAACACCAATTCAAGCAAAGCCTTTAGATTTTCCGCAGCTAACAAACTGCGAAGTGAATCACTTCGAAGCTGAAGTACAATACCCTACAACACCTTATGTGCTTGAGCGATACTTAGTTGATTGTTGTAGTGTTAGTCACAGTTACATTATTGTACGTGGCGAAGGCGATCCAATTGAAGAACAACAGACTGATGAGCCAGGCGACGATGCTCCGTACGAAGCTATTCTTACACAGGAAGACTTGGGCGGCGAAAGCGCACAAGACTCTGTAGGCGAGAACCGTGTAATGGATCTTCTCAAAGAACTTGAATTAGCACGTCAAGAGCGTGATATTGAATACAACGCACCGCAGGGCGACTCTAAAGATATCGCTAATACAGAAAACGACAAACCTATAGTCGGAGGGTAATATGGCTGATATTAGAAAATACTTAGATATCCTAAATGAAGTGGACGAAGACGAATCGTCAGAACCTACGAAGATATTTATAGGCGGGCGTGACACTAATACTGCTTTTGGCCTAATGGGGATGAATCCAGGTGACTATAACAAACAAGATTCAAAAAAGATTCACGAGGATGCTTTAGAGGTACTTGCAAAATACGAACAATACATGATAGCAGGTTCATCTACAGTACAGCAGCTACAAGACAAGCAATATAGATTTAGCGGCACATTTGTTGATGAGTTAGAAGCAGCTAAGAAAAGAGCCGAGGCACGCAGAGACGATCCCGCAGCAGCAGAATTGCAGGATACAGTATACGGGTACGTTCATTTTGCCGAAACTGCTAAACCATGGAACGGTGAACCACCAGTTGAATCTAAAGAATTAGATGAGATGTTAACTGTGATGTTCGGTGAACAGTATTACTTTATGTCTAAAGAAGATATCGCTAAGCGACTTGAGCAAGAAAAGAGTATATTTAAATCTATCGAACTTACTAATTCACCGATGAGCGATGACATGCAAGTTCAAAAAGAAATAGTAGACCGTCTTGACCGTACAGTTAGCGATAACAGCCAACGACTAGTATGGAGTAATATTGGCAAAGAATTAGATTCGGCGTTAGGAAGCAGTGATTCAGAGGCTAGCAGCGGGTCAAACGATCCAGTAGCACCAGGCCGCACAACCACAGACGACGGCACACCGAATGATACAGGCCAAGACCCTGTTACATCTTCTCCAGGCGCAGGCACAGCGCCGTACCGACCTGATGTAGATGTAGACGCAGATCAAGATTTTGACGGCGACGTTGAAGATTTTGGCCCAGGCACCGGCGGCTCGGGTAGAGGCGACGGCAGTAGTGAAGCAGATCGTCGTAATGATGACAGTAAGCCAGCGCCGTACCGACCTGATGTAGATGTAGACGCAGATCAAGATTTTGATGGAGATGCCCAAGACTTCGGTCCAGGTACAGGTGGTTCCGGCCGTGGTGATGGCAGCAGTGAAGCAGATCGTCGTGATAACGACAGTAGACCAGCACCGTTCCAGCAAGACTTTGATGTTGACGCTGATCAAGACTTTGATGGTGATGCCCAAGACTTCGGTCCAGGTACTGGCGGCTCGGGTAGAGGCGACGGCAGTAGTGAAGCAGATCGTCGTAATGATGATGCTAGCGACGACACTGGTGTTGCCGGTGGAACAGGCACTGCTCCTAGCTACAATGTAGATGCAGATCAAGACTTTTACGGCGACGCTGATGGGTTTGGCCCAGGAACAGGCGGAACAGGACGAGGTTCAGGTTCAAGCGAAATGTCTAGAAGAGCAGCAGATAGTGCTACGGGCACAGGACGTGGTAGCGGCAGCGCTGAAACAGGCCGTAGAGCAGCAGATAGTAAGCCTAACAACACTGTTCCGGCAACCGCTGCTGCTCAGCCTGAGTATGATGTAGAACGGGTATTACAACGCAGTGGCACAACTACAAATATGAATGTTTCAAAGTACAGAAATAAAAGTCCTTATGTTATTTCAAACTTCTCTGGTGGAAAAGGAAGAGTTGGTAAAATTTACGGGAAGCAGCAAAACTTAGCTAAATTCTTTCCTGGTAAGACAATTTACACTGAAGCAGCTACAGTTGACCTTAAAGATCATATAAATAAGTTATAGGAGATTATAAATGTCTAGCATGGATATGGCAAAGCTACTAAGCTTGTTCAAAGACGAAGATGATGCACACGAAGCTTCTAGCTGTAGTATGTGCGGCGGCGAGCACGATCTTGAAGAAGAGTGCCAGGTTGAAGAAGATTGGGATAACGGTGCTGATGACACTAGCATAGGCGACATGTCTGACGTTATACGTAAAGGCAACGACCTGCATAAGAATAAGAAATCTTATAAAGCTAAAGCAAGCCCTGGCGACCCACCAGTAGCTGAAGAAATGACCGAACAAGAGTCAAGAATCAAAGCGGAGCTTACAGCACTATATAAATTATAGTATGTCTACCATAAATGATAGTGCGCTTGTAAAAAAGCCGCACCAAAAACAATCTTACACGCAAGAACAAATAGCTCAGCTAATGAAGTGTATGGACCCTGAAACGGGCTATTTGTACTTTGCTAAGCAATTTGCTCACATCCAGCATCCAGTAAAAGGCAAACTATTATTTGATCCTTTTGAGTATCAGCTAAGACTGATGGATAGCTATCACAACTATCGCTTTAACATTAACATGATGCCGAGGCAGACAGGTAAAACTACCTGTGCTGCTATCTACCTTGCTTGGTATGCTATGTTTGTTCCGGATCAAACTATTCTAATTGCCGCACACAAGTACACAGGCGCACAGGAAATTATGCAGCGTATACGCTACGTATATGAGTTATGTCCTAATCATATCCGTGCTGGGGTCACAAGCTACAACAAAGGTTCGATTGAATTTGAAAATGGTAGTAGAATTGTAAGCCAAACAACCACAGGTACTACAGGACGTGGTATGAGTATTTCGCTACTGTACTGTGATGAGTTTGCATTTGTACAACCAAACATCGCAGATGAATTCTGGACGTCTATATCGCCTACACTAGCAACTGGCGGTCGTGCTATTATTACATCAACACCTAACTCAGATGAAGATACGTTTGCGCAGATTTGGAAACAAGCAGAACAAAAGTTTGACGAGTACGGCAACGAAAGTGAAGTAGGTACAAACGGCTTTCATAGTTTTATAGCACACTGGGACGAACATCCAGACCGTGACGACGATTGGAAGGCAGAAGAGATTGGCCGTATTGGCGAGGAACGCTTCCGTCGAGAGTACGGTTGCGAGTTCTTGATCTTTGATGAAACATTACTTGATAGTATGTGGTTAGCAAACGCACACACTAATGACCCTGTAATGAATATGGGCCAAGTGCGCTGGTACAAAAAGCTTGATCCAAAAGCTACATATGCTGTTGCACTTGATCCGAGCATGGGAACAGGCGGCGACTACTCTGCTATTCAAGTATACGAATTACCTTCGTATGAACAAGTAGCAGAATGGCGACATAATACAACCCCTATTCCTCAACAAATACGAATACTAAAAGACATTTGCAAATACATTGCCGACGACGTACCGGGCTCGGCATTGTACTGGAGTGTAGAAAACAACGGCATTGGCGAAGCAGCATTGCTAGTAATACAAGACTACGGCGAAGAGAACATCCCTGGGTACTTTGTAAGTGAGCCAATACGTAAAGGTCATGTTAGAAAGTTCCGCAAAGGATTTAACACTACACACGGTTCTAAGATCGGCGCTTGTACACGACTTAAGACTATGCTCGAAAACGGCAAGATGAAAATACACAGTAAAGTATTACTTGGAGAACTAAAAGGTTACGTAGCTAGTGGCAATAGCTTTAAAGCAAAGCCAGGCGAAACTGACGACTTGATTAGTAGTGTGCTTCTTATTATTCGCATGATGACTGTGTTGAAAGATTGGGATCCAAGAATCTATAGTACGTTTACTACTGTAGAAGAAGATGACGATTACGAAACGCCACTCCCTATATTTGTCAGTCGCAGCTATTGATAAATACTACAATACATTGTAGGATAGCTAATGTCTAAATATTTTGATAAATTTGAAAACCGTGTCAACAACGTAACTGCTAAGTTTCTTAACGAGCAGACCACTGATATGTATAACGTGCGTACCAACTTAAAATTTGCGGTTAAAACAGCTAGAAATAAATCGAAAAAATTTAGCTTTAACGAATTAAAAAGTATTTGGTTTGCTATTAATACGTTAGGCACTGCCGCAGCTGGAGAGTTGGTAGGTGTACAAAATCTACCAGTACTGGCTGATTGGGTTAAAATATCACAAGCTGAACTCGTTAATGATGCTAGAGGAACACCGAGTAAAGCGGATATGGAGAAGGTCGGTGTTGATAACAGAACTGACTATTTGAAAAAAGTATACGGCGGTGACGCACAGTTTGCATATAAAGAAATTAATCTTTACACAAAGACTATATTAAATAATCTAGACCAAGAGACGCAAGGAAGAAACTTAGGCACAATTGACAAAACAAAAGACGTTGGCATAGGCTTTACTCTACAGCAACTTGAAAATGCTCTTGCTACTGCCGATGACGCAGGCATTAGTATTGTTGATGCGCTAAGTCAAGAAACAGGGCGTAAACTTAGCAACGCAGACGTTGACGCAGCCTTTGACAAAGTCGACGAGTTAGGC